CCGAAATCGCAGTCCTTCAGGTACAGTATGGATATCTAAATGAAAAAATGGATGATATCAAAACTGACCTGAAGGACTTGCGCTCTCATATTGATGGCCATGCCCTCGCAACACAACAACTCATTACAAACTTCCAAGAAGAAAATAAAGAACAACACGACAAGGTTGAAAAGAAAGTATCTGCTCTAGAAAAATGGAGATGGATGCTTATGGGAGCTGGTGTATTAGCTGGGGCATTGGGTTGGCCTACACTATCAGGCTTACTTGGAATGTAATCAAGTAAGACTATTCAACTTTTCAATTACAATATCAATATTCACAGTAGAGAACAATCCGGGGTGTAAAGGCTTCGGATATTGTCCTTCTCTTACCCATGCATAACCCACATGCTCATCATTCAACGTAGGGATAAATTCTGCTTCAACTTCACAAAAGAAAGTATGATATGTAAATGCATTATTCACGAACTTTTGAATAGGGATCAACTTTAAATCACTAATATCAAAGTTCATTTCTTCAATGCATTCTCTACCGATTCCTTCAAATAACGTTTCGTCTATTTCAATACCCCCACCGGGAATACTCCAAGTAGGACTACGTTGATCTGCTCTTAACAGATACAAATATCTTTTTGTTGATTTACTATAAAAGAAAACGCCTGCTGCTTGTTTTGACATATTATTAGATGACGATGCTGTAATCGCCCTCTCCATAAAAACCTTCGTAACTCTTCATCCAAATACCATCACTAGGAACATATCTATACTGAACACTAGTAGTAAGATTAGTAACAAATTCAACATCAGTTGCTTCCATGCTATCAAAATCTACTACCCACTCACCTAAAGTTGCATCATACTCAATTATATCATTTGCATTAGCAACCAAATCTCCCCATGCAGTTGTATTTTCTCCGTTAGTACCAATATCTTCTACAATAAGATATCTTATTCCCGGAGTTGGTCCGGGCAATCCTGCGTTGGGACCTGTCATTTGTGGATTAATAACGCTATTAACAGGAGGTAAAGTATTTTGTGGTAATGTGTCCGGGTCAATATTGTAAATTAGATATCTGTCATCAAGTGGATCAGGGACAATAGTACCTACAATATCATTCTCCATATATGGATTTTGCAACCATATTTGACTAATTCCAGGTTTTACTGCACCATAGACATTAAGTAAGCTTGACCAAAATAATCCAGTATTTGGATTTGTTGGTTGTTCTAATGATGTATTTGATGGATTGAATGGTTCATTATTTGGTAATAATTGTAAGCTATTGCCTAACAAAAGTAACTTATACCCATAGGGAGTAATTTTTTGTCTTGTTCCTAACAATAAGTCTTCGTCTTGAATATCTTCTAAAGCACTACCTTGGAATATACTTGCAATAACTTTATGAATCACGCCCATTTTCTTGAGCTTACTGGATGTAGTAATCCATATAGGCATGTAAAACTTCCAAGACAGTACATCAATTGGATTACCTGTTCCTTGAGGAATGCTTCTACTAGAAAATGTTAATCCATCTTGGAACACGGCGGTGAGTGATGTCCAATCAACAAAATTATCCGTGCTTTGTAATTCTAGTGCAGGGTTGAACAGCGTTCCTAACTGCTCCATAATCTCAAGTTTTTGTTGATAGTTAGTAGTCCAAAAATCAACTGTGACTCTAAGTTTATATGGAACAGGCATAAGTCTTTCTAGTGTAAAAGCTTGCCCCTGCACAGTTTCATACTCGCCGGTTTCTTGATTCAATGCACGTTGTCTTACTTGAAGCTTTTCAACGAATGTAGGATTCTGTGTTCTACTCTGCTCGTATTCTAAACCACTAATATAATAAGTGATCATCGGTGCTGAAGGTAAGTTACTTGCACTATTGTTAGCGATTATTGTTGAAGCCTGTCTGCTTTGATCTCCGTACATGATAGGCACACGAACTAAGATATCATTGCCGTTAGGGTCTTTGCCTTTAGTAACATACCAGTTGCTAAAAATTTTAGCAAACTGTATAAGATATCTTCTTATCTGATTGTCGTAAAAGAATTGTGCCATGTTATCTCTTTATTAAGGTGTCGGTGGGACAGGATCTACTGTAGGCATCAACACACTTGATAGGGGCTGTGCTTCTGGTATAAATTGTTGTTCATTATTTAGATAGATTTCAGCTTGGTTATTAATAAAGCCAGACAATTGTGACTGATCATTAATAGTAAATCCTGTTTCTGTCCTTACGTTTTCACTGATTCTGACCCATAATCTACCGTCCCAACGATATAATATCTGCGGGGTATAATCAATACGTAAGAAGTAGTCGCCTACCTGTGGATTTTGCGGAAATGCAATACCTGCTCCAGTTGGATATCCATTTGGTGCTTGACCGTCTCCTGATAGATAGCCACTAGTATAACCAAAACTTCTTGGACTTGATCTTACAATAAACTGATATCTAGGATCACAATCTGCACGATAGTCCATTTGCTGTGTAATATCAGCAGTAAATCCTGTTGCTTCTGGATCTTGATCAGCAGTAGCATATGTATTGTCAGCGGTACCATAAGGACCTGTAACAACACCCAATGACTGAACAGATAATAATTTAGTAGTTTCGACGGATCCACTACCTGACTCTGTTAATTTTGCTTTTTCTTCAATCATTTCTAAGCTTGCAGAAACAAACTTATTAATTTTGTCTTCTAATAGACTTCCGTTGCTATCAGCAGTCAAGTCCCATATAGATTTTAAAGTTTCTTTAGAAACTTTAATACCTGCACTAGCATACTTAAACTTAGGATTACGCATTAATACTACAGTGCCACCTGTATTTGAAGGCAATGTACCGGTAATATTAACATCAATCGGTGGTGCTGGTTGATTTATCTTGCCCGATAAAGTATCATTTGTATCGTACAATCCATATGTAGGTACAATGTAAAGTTTGCTAGTATCATACCCCGACTTAGGTACAAGACGCTGTGCTTCTTGTAGCGCAGCATCATTGATTGCAATATTCTTATTGTACGTAGAAAGAATATTCGCAAGACTGTCATTGGTCTTAAGAACCCAATATGCAGGATCAGGTGGTTTTACTCCAATCGGAACTTCGGCAATCGATTCATAAATCTTGTCACCAAAATTAATTGTATAGCCCGGCGGATATGTTTTATTAGGATCCCAATCACCTAAATAGTTATCCTGATTGATTGGTTCCTTAAGAATGTCAGTAAATTCTTCACTATTGACGAGCGGCTCACACTTGATACGCCATAAGTGAGGATACCAAGTTTGACTAAAGCCCTCACTTGCATAGTTACTATCCGTGATTTGATAGAATCTCTTTAACGCAACTGGAATAGTTTCATTAAGTGGATTGTAATCAAGTAAGTGCGGAAGTTCCAGTACGTCACCGACCATAAGTTTTCTACCTACAAGGTCTATCATATCGTTGTAGTGGACAGTGATAAAGATGATATCATTATTCAGGAACAGCCCGAATTGGCTTAAGTCAAAGTCTAAGTTTTGTACATTGTAGTGACCGCGAAGTCGATAGATATTCTTGTCATATTTTCTATCACGGTTCTCCAAGAACAACAAGTCTTGAATGTTCAATGGACTTAGAATATCATAGTTGGGCTGGGTAAAGTCAATTGATGTATCGCCAGTTGCAGGACCTAAATATTTGTGAATATATAGGTCTGTGCCGCCCACTGTGAATTGCTCGGCTATCGTTCTGTCTAGAAAGCGATAGTCGTTTTGTTTGTTCGAACGATATAAACTTAACTTTGGCATATAGTTATTTATCGCAAAAAGAGGTTGACACGGTTACCCAAAGCTGCTATAAGAAGATATAGCAAGGAGATAGTGCATGGGTTATCAGATTCTTCGTGATCGTGAAACTAAGTATCAGCCCCGTAAGGGCCTAGAAGGTCCTTTCTTCTATCCAAACGGACGAGTAACTTACTACGACCCGAAAGAGGGTGCATATTGGGACCCAAAGACTGACTTTTATCTTTCATTTGAGGAACAGAACGAACTCCAAAATATGATTTTTGACAAACTTAAGGCTTGACATTTCAAGCTTGCCGTTGTATAGTGTATAAGTAATCTGAAATTCAGGAGATAATCTATGGCTCGTCGCCCCGCACTCATTAAAGCTAAGGCTTCTAAAAAGACTACTCGTGCCCCTCGTCGCGGCGTTAACCGTTTTAGCCTGATGCCTACTGACAACTGGGATAAGGCTAAGTTCTTTGCTCACTACGATCTTGAGCGTAAGGATTGCGGCACGAAGGTTAAAGAATATATCAAAAAGAATTTCCCTAAGGATGTATTGACTAAGATCAATCGCCTTCCTGATTGGAAGCTTGATATGCATAGTCATTGGGCTACTGCTGCACACTTGCTTGAAGTCAATCCTGATCTTGTTCCGGATAGCTATAAGAATGGTATTGTTAAGTGGGTTGAGACGCTTGCACTTGAAGGTGCAGAACTTAAGGCTAATAAGGAAGATACTGACGGCGAAGAAAAACCTAAGAAGGTAGTTAATATTCAAGAAATCATGCGTGAAAAGGCTGATGAGGCTCTTGGCGACATTGAAGCACTGTTTGACGAATTCATTGACGCTAAGTGCCCTAAGGATTTTAGCGTTAATCAGAAGGTTGTGGGCGCACTGACTACTCGTAATGTTCTCCCGCAGCACATGGCTACTGCTATCAAGCGTTATCAGCGTCTTCTTGACGAACATCTTGAAGTTCAGGAAGGCAAGTGCGACCAGCTGAACGAAGGCTATAGTCACTATAACAAGATGCAAATCCGCTACACGATCAAGTTCATTGAAGATGTAATCGCTGCAATGAATGGTTACATCGGTCTCAAGCAGGCTGCTAAGAAGCCTCGTGCTAAGAAGGCTGTGCCCGTTGAACGGGTCGTAGCTAAGCTTAAGCACTGCAAGAGTTTCAAGGACGATGCACTCAAGCTTGAACTTGTTGGTCTAAGCCCTGTTAAGCTTCATGAGAGCACCGAAGCTTGGGTCTATGACACTGCTAAGCGTAAGATGCATCACTACGTTGCAGACGATTACAGCAAGTGTCTGATGGTCAAGGGTAACACTATCATCGGGTTTGACAAGAAGGAATCAGGCATCAAGTCGCTTCGCAAGCCCGTCGAACAGATTAAAGCGTTGATGGGTAGTAAGCCTGCTGCTCGTAAGTATTTCAAGGAGATCAAGGCTGTTGAGGCTGTACCGAATGGCCGCTTCAATACCGGAATGGTCATTCTCAAAGCATTCTAAAAGGAAAATATATGACAAATCAAATTGATCTAAACAAGTACGCAGATTTTGTTCTTACTGTAGCATCGGAACCTAGCAAGGATGCAGAAACATTTGTAGAACATGTTCGTAAGCTACACAACAACAGCCGTGTTAATATCCCGTTGCTGCTCACTTCAGGTATTGGCCTAGCAAGTGAGGGCGGTGAGTTTAACGAAATCGTAAAGAAGATTTTCTTTCAGGGCAAGCCCCTCAACGAAGAAAATATCTTCCATATGAAGCGTGAATTAGGTGATATCATGTGGTATTGGATGAACGCCTGTAACGCACTTGGTCTTGATCCCAACGATGTAGTTGCTGAAAATGTGAGCAAGCTAGAAGCACGTTACCCAGGTGGTAAGTTCGATGCACACTACAGCGAAAACCGTAAAGAAGGCGACTTGTGACGAAAAACCTTAAAGCATCTATTTTAAAACTTGTTGCTGAACAGTTTGGTTTAAGCAAAGTACATCCTAAAGATCGTCTCATTGAGGATTTAAAGGGTGATGCATTAGACGCAATTGAACTTGTAATGCGCCTAGAAGAACAATTTAATATTCAAATACCTGATGAAAAAGTAGAATATATCATCACCGTACAGGATGCTATTGATTGTGTTACTAAAAGTAATCAACTAGCTTAAGCATGGTCATAGTCGTTCCCTGATAAATAAAGTATAACAGGAAACGAACATGGCAGCAGACCTCTTAGCTACACCAAATAATTTAGACTTGCAGGAATACAAGCAGGCTCTCTTTGAGAACCTTCGCTTGCGTTTGGGCGGTGACATCATCGACCTTGAACTTGATCCTCAGCACTATGAAGCAGCATATAACTATTCCATTAAGCTTTATAGACAAAGAGCGCAAAACGCTACAATCGAATCTTACACTCTCTTCACCGTACAGAAAAATGTGTATGAATACACACTGCCTAGCGAATTCATTAACGTAAGATCATTATTCAGACGTACAGTAGGTCTCGAAACTGGTCCATCATCATCCTCGTTTGATCCATTCTCAAGTGCTATTCTAAATACCTATCTGCTGAACTACAACTATACCGGTGGTATGGCTACATACGACTTCTATGCTGGCTATGTAGAACTAGCAGCAAGAATGTTCGGCGGATATCTTACATATACCTTTAACCCGGTTAGTAAGTTGCTAAAAATCACTAGAGATTTTAAAGGAACCGGGGAACGCATTCTTATTTGGGCAGATGTACAACGTCCTGAACTAGAATTGCTTCAAGACCCAGGCGCTGGGGTATGGATCGGTGACTACATTTTAGCTGTACTTAAAGGAATCATCGGTGAAGCTCGTGAGAAATTCCAATCAATTGCAGGTCCAGGTGGCGGAACATCACTGAACGGTGCTGCTATGAAGGCTGAATCCAAAGCAGCACAAGAAGTGTTACTTGATGACTTGCGTAAGTATCAAGACTATTCGCAGCCACTCACTTGGATTCAAGGATAAGGCTTGACAACACACATTTCTTGTGTTATATTCTAAGAATGATTATAGGAATTACAGGACTCATCGGTAGCGGTAAAGATACAGCCGCTGACTATCTCTGCACATTTCACGGCTTCAGGCGTATGAGCTTTGCCGGTACGCTTAAGGATGCTGTTGCAGTTATCTTTAACTGGGACAGGGAATTACTTGAAGGCTCAACTAAGAGTAGCCGGGAATGGCGTGAAGAAGTTGATGTTTGGTGGGCCGAACGTCTCGGTATCCCCCATCTTACTCCTCGTTGGGTCTTACAGCAGTGGGGTACCGATGTTGCTCGTAAAAGTTTCCACTATGATATTTGGGTAGCAAGTGTAGAGAACAGGTTGCAAGGTATTAAGGATGACATTGTAATCACTGATTGTCGCTTTGCCAATGAACTTACTGCAATCAAAAATGCTGGCGGCATCACCGCTAGAACTCATCGTGGGGTAGATCCTGAATGGTTAGAATTTGCAAGAATTTTAAATACTACTGAGAGCGAAGCATCTAAGATCCACTGTAAGGAACAACTTGAAAAGTTTAATGTTCATGCTAGTGAGTATAGTAGTGTTGGATTAGATTACGATTTTCATATCGATAATAATAGCACTATCGATGAACTTCATAAACAAATCGAATCAGTAATCAACCGTTAAGTCTCCGCGTTTCCAAGTAACTTCTTTTTTCTTAACCACTTCAACACAGTTAAGACAAATTGTTCTTAAATTATTAAACATTACGTTGTTAAGATCGCCGTCAATATGAAAGACGGTCATCTGACTAGGATATAAACTTTTGAAGCCGCACAAGTCACAGTGCGGTTTCTTTTTATATCCTGCTTTTTCCCATGCATATCGTTTTGGTTTGGCTTTGGGTCTAGACTTACCACATCCATCACAAATACTGCGATAGTGTGTTACGCCATTCTTCTTATAGTTAATGGCGCAATAGTTCTTATTACATTCTTTACATATTGGGCGTTTTGTGGGCATAATATATTTAATAAAAAACCTTCGAAGGTTTGGTAATTAGCACTTTTTTAATTTATTTGCTAAATAATCAGTAGAACCCGAAATAGATGTTTTGGGGCCAGGTGGTAAACCTCATAATCATACAAAGGAAAAATTAATATGGCACTAGTATCTCCGGGCGTAGAAGTATCAGTCATTGATGAAAGTCAGTATCTTCCGGCCCCAACAAATTCAATTCCATTTATTCTGCTTGCGACCGCAGCGAATAAAGCTGATCCTACTTCTACAGGAGTAGCACCAGCAACAACAGCAGCAAATGCTGGTAAGCTTTACCGTGTAACTAGTCAGCGTGATCTTGTAACTCTTTATGGTAACCCATTCTTCTACACAACAAGCAATGGTGTACCTATTCAGGGTTACGAATTGAATGAGTATGGCTTACTTGCTGCCTATTCAGCATTGGGTAGCACTAACACTATCTATGCATTACGTGCAGACATTGACCTTGCAAGTCTTGTAGGTCAGACAGGTCGTCCAACGGGTTCTCCGGCAGATGGAACATACTGGTTAGACACTACAACCTCAACTTGGGGTATCTACGAATTTAATGCTACAACCGGACAATTTGTATTACAAACACCTGTTGTAATTACTGATTCTGATAATTTGAGTGGTGGCGTTCCTCTAGCAAGCATTGGCAACATCGGAGATTACGCTGTAAATGCTATCCCAACATATTCTATCCCATCAGCCGCATCTGCAGGACAGTTTTTCTTAAAAACTGAAAACAATGTTTGGGTTCGCTTAGGGTCAAGTGATTGGTTGAGTAATTGGCCAACAGTCCAAGGTAGTGTTGCTAATCCAACACTTACTCCTGGCAACGTTCTTACTATCGCAGTAGGTGAATCAACCGATGTAATTGCAAATATTACAGTAGGGTCAGGCGATGATATCGATGATCTTGTAAATGATATTAATGCATTAGGATGGACATATTTAACAGCAGCAAATGTTGATGGTAAATTGACACTCTATTCAGCACAAATTCCACAGTCAATTTCAGATGTAACTCCACCAGAACTAATTATTTCTGGTACAGGAACAATTTTAACTAACTTAGGTATTTTGGCTGGAACATATAATCAACCTGGATTTGACTATGGCACATCAGCACAACAGCCACTTTGGCAAGCTAATCAAACCTATGCTAGACCATCTGGATCAGTTTGGATCAAGGTTGGTGCTGCAGGAAATGGTTTGAATCTATCAATAAGTCAGTATGATAGTCTTGTTGAAAGTTTCGTATCTCAAACTGTAAATTATAGTACTAGTGACTGGAACATGATCTATACATTAGATTCAACTGGTGGTAAAAATATTCCTATCGGAACAATTTATGCGCAATATAATTACGATTATCAATCAACAACAAATGTTGGTTACAGAAATGGTCCATTATATTACTGGGAAAGATTAGCAACTGGTCCTACAGTCGTAGCAGGTACAAATACTGCACCTGAGTTTAACTCATCAACTTTGGGAGTTGCAGGACCTTACGATATTTTCGTACAAGTAAGCGTTCCGGGCTCAGATTCATTAAGTGCAACTTATAGTGTTGCTATTCCTAATAACTCAGACGCAACTGATTATGTTACCGCATGGTCAGCCGCCAACATTCCTTACACAACAGCATCGGTTGCTACAAGTGGGGCAATCACATTAACCCACACAGAAGGCGGGGTGATTCAAATTAATGATCACCAAGCAGATGGTTTCTCTAATGGTGTTCTTGATGAAATTGGCTTAATTGCCGGTACTACTACTGGTGTGAAGGAAGGTTTCTTCTCATACAGAACATTCCAAGCTACAACTTCTTCAAGCCCTGGTACAGGATGTGAAATTTATGTAACAAACAACTATCAGGAATATTATGTTGATTCGGGCAATATTGCAGCAGCGGGTAGCGGATATTCTCTAGGGGACATTCTAACTGTAGATGGTGCTGATTTAGGTGGCGTATCAGGTGCAAATGACCTTGATGTTATCGTTACTGAAGTTGGCAGCGGCGGCGCCGTTACTGGTGTAACTTATGTGTCAGGAACAGGAGCAGCATCATATAGAATTCTACTTTCAAATTGGGTAGAGTTTGAAATGACCGCTAATGAAGGTGCACCTAACACTGCTCCTGCTAACGGTACAAACTGGTTCTATTCAGTAGTTGATGAAGTTGATATTATGGTCAACACTTCAGCAGGTTGGAGAGGTTATAAGAATGTCAATTATGACAGTAACGGTTTCCCTCTACCATCAGGTGCAAACACAACTGATCCAAATGGACCAATTGTAAGTGCAAGTCAACCAACAACACAAAGTGATGGTACTGCACTGGTGTATGGTGATATTTGGATTGACACTAGTGATCTTGACAATTATCCAATCATCAATCGTTGGCAGAGTGTCAGTGGTGAAAATGTTTGGGTGAGAATTGATAATACAGATCAAACAAGTGCTGCAGGTGTTGTGTTTGCTGATGCACGTTGGGCAATTAACGGAACAACTAATCCAGTTAATGATCCAATCCCAACAATCGTTTCGTTGCTAACAAGTAACTATTTGGATCTTGATGCACCTGATGATGCTCTTTATCCAGTAGGTATGTTGTTGTTCAACACTCGCCGTTCGGGATATAACATTAAGGAATTTGCAGTAAATTACTTTAATTCAACAAGCTTCCCTGATCAGTCTCTTCCAACAGAGAAAGATGCATGGGTATCAGTAAGTGGATTGCAGTCAAATGGTGCACCTTATATGGGTCGTAAAGCACAACGTGCAATGGTTGTACAAGCAATGAGGGCATCGCTTGATAGCAATACTGCAATTCGTGATGAAGATAACTTCTTCAACTTGATTGCAACTCCTAACTATCCTGAACTACAGCCTAACATGATCGTGTTGAACGCTGATCGCGGTGAAACAGGATTCATTATCGGTGATACTCCGATGCGTCTAGCAGATGATGCTACAGCAATTCAAGCATGGGCAACTAATGCTGCTGGTGCAACATCAACAGGCGAAGAAGGATTAGTAACTCGTAGCACTTATATGGGCCTATTCTATCCATCGGGTCTAACTAATGACTTAAGTGGTAATCTCGTTGCAGTTCCCCCATCACACATGATGATCAGAACAATTCTACGCAACGATACTATTGCTTTCCCTTGGTTAGCACCAGCTGGTACTCGTCGTGGTGTTATTGACAACGCTAGTGCAATTGGTTATGTAAGTCCAACTACTGGCGAATTCGTGTCGATTAAGACTCGTGTTGGTATTCGTGATGTTCTTTACACTAATCAAATCAATCCACTCGTATTCTTTACAGGTAATGGATTGTTGAACTATGGTAACAAGTCAAGCTTTAATTCACAGTCAGCACTTGACAGAATTAACGTTGCTAGACTTGTAGCATATCTACGCCGTCAATTAACACTTGCAGCACGTCCGTTCGTATTCGAACCAAACGATGCACTGACAAGACAACAGATTTCGGGTGTTGTAGAGACTCTTCTCGTAGACCTAGTTGCTAAGAGAGGCGTTTATGACTACCTAGTAGTTTGTGATGAGTCAAATAATACTCCAGCAAGAATTGATAGAAATGAACTTTGGATCGATGTTGCGATTGAACCTGTTAAGGCAATCGAATTCATCTATATTCCGGTTCGTATCTTCAATACTGGAGAATTATCTGCACAGGGTATCTCAAATCAGGCTACTTCGGGTTCATTAACTACGTCACTTTTGGGATAATGTAAAATTGAATTGAGTGTCCTTCGGGACACTCAATTCTAAAGATAAATACTTTTATAGGAGAATACAAATGGCAACAGCCTCACAATCATTGTTCAACATGACCGTAGCATCTGATAACGCAGGCGGCAACCAAGGTCTGTTGATGCCTAAGCTACAGTTTCGCTTTAGAGTCAATTTCTTGAACTTTGGGGTTGATTCCACAGGCGGGTTACAATTAACAAAGCAAGTCATCGACTGCTCAAGACCAAGCTTATCATTCGCTGAAATTCCACTTCAGATTTATAACTCAACTGTGAAGATTGCAGGTAAGCACACTTGGGCAAACATGACAGTTAATATTCGTGACGATGCTTCAGGTAGCGTTTCGAAAGCAGTTGGTCAGCAGTTACAGAAGCAACTTGACTTCGTTGAGCAGGCATCTGCTGCTACTGGTCAGGACTATAAGTTCCAAACTAACGTTGAAATTCTAGACGGTGGTAACGGTACTCTTGCTCCTACTGTACTTGAAACTTGGGAACTTTATGGTTGCTTCCTACAAGCAGCAAACTATAATACTCTCAACTATGGTGCATCAGAAGCAGTGACTATTGGTCTTACTATTGCTTACGACAACGCTATTCAGTCACCACTAACATCTGGTGTCGGTACTGCGGTTGGTCGTGCGCTAAACGGTTCAACAGGTATCGCAACAGGTATTGGTCCAATTCAATAATAATCCTAAGGATCTATAATGTCATTAGGTAACTGGGGTCAAAATTTTCTCAAGGACGCTGCCGGAGCTTTTTTCGGCAGCGACTACCTTAGAGACTATACCCACGCTTCTAAAACTTTTAGAACAAATAGTTACCAAAACACTCCTAAACTTAAGTTTCTATTTCACACATATTTTGAAACTAATGCGGCAGCGTTTCCTAATAATTTTAACTATGGATTACTAGTTAAAGACGTTAAACTTCCCTCATTCACTCTTCAAACTCATGAAATGAATCAATATAACAGAAAACGTATTGTTCAAACAAAAATCAAATATGATCCAATTGAAATAACGTTCCATGATGACAATAACGATTCAGTAAATTATCTGTGGAACAATTACTATCAATATTATTATAATGATGGTAGTAAGCCACAAAATGTATTGCAAGGTTTTAGGGGCACCACTCTATCTCAAAACGCAGAGTATCCAGTTCCTGCATCGCAACAGTATAATGACAGAAATATCTACAATAGTTCAATTACAGGTGATGATGATTGGGGATTTATCGGCGGGCAAACGGATTCTGCAACCGGAAAAAAAGTTCCATTCTTCAAGAACATCACTGTCTTTGGATTCAATCAACATAATTTTACTGCATACACATTTGTAAATCCGGTCATCACTAATTTTAACCATGATTCATACAGTTATGAAGATGGTAATGGTGTAATGCAAAATAAAATGACTATTGACTATGAAACGGTAGTCTATAACTATGGTGCAATGGATGGTAGAGAACCCGCAAATATAGTTACTGGATTCGGAGAGGTTGAACACTATGATACAAATGTTAGTCCTATCGCTCAGCCTGGCGCAAATGGTACTATATTAGGTCAGGGTGGATTAAAGGATGGGGCAAAAGGGACACTTAGATCATTGGGTGATGGTGATATTTTAAGTGCAGTTAAGACAGCAGGCACTACATTTAACACATTTAAGAATACTGATCTTAAAAAGGTTGCTACTGCTGAACTTAATGCTATGCTAAGAAACTCAATACAAAATACACCTAATACTAGAAATACATTGTTTAGCTTCCCTAAAGCAGGCGCTACTCCCGGACCAATCGGTACAGCAGCATTCCCAACTATTGGTGCAAGATTAAGCCCACCGTTAATTACAGATATCGGTACTGCTGGAAATCAATATAATGGTGCAGACAAGACAGGTAATTTCCCAGAGTCTCAGCCAGGCGGCGGCACCGGACAAATTCCAGAACCTATTGCGATTGATTATTTGCAAGCATTACGAATTGCTCAAGCTGCTGACACTGATAAAGCTGGATTGCAACAAAGATTTGGTCCAAGAAGTCAGCCAAAGAGCGATATAGATAATCCTTTTGTAGAAAATTATGTAATTAAGAAGGGTGATAATCTTACTAAGATCGCTAAAGCAAATAATACAACAGTACAAGAATTATTAAAAGCAAATCCAAACATTAAGAATCCAAACTTAATTTATGCCGGTGAAAAACTAAAGATTCCTACTAATGTACCAACTGTTGTACCTGGAGCTAATGATACAGACAAAGATGCATTTAGTCAAAATGACTTCATTGATGATCCCCAAGCGGCAGAAACTGCTGATTTATTTGATGCTGAGTTCGGCGAGGATATTGATGATGGGACAACTGATCTTGAGGATCCTGATTTCAATGATCCGTTCTTTACAGAAGAATAAATACATATATGTTCACTACCTCACAAGATTCTGTCGATAAGACTGTAAGAATTTTTGACAATTTTTACTCCACTCAACTTGCTGTTAATGGCACTGATTATGATGTCATTTATTCATTTTTCAAAAGCTTTACTAATGATACCAAAATTGCAGGAACATATACTGCGTTATTATTCAGAATTGCTCAAGAGGGCGGATATAATATCATGTCATTATATGATATTTTAAAAGGCACAGAAAGCACATTGCAATTAAATCAAGTAATGGCTTATTATCTCAACACCTTCAAGACTAAAAACTCACTTTATGGAATAGGAATATTACCTAAACCAAACGAAGCAGTACAGCGCAACGTAGTATTGTAATATGGGCAAGTGGGCGCAAGGTAATTATACTCCTAAAAACCCACAAAAGTATGTAGGAAAACATACTCCCCGATATCGCTCGGGCTGGGAACTTACATTTATGAATTTTTGCGATGGCAATGATAAAGTAATTTACTGGGCTAGTGAAGCCATGAAAATTCCATATAAGCATCCTCTTACAGGAAAGCCTACTATTTACGTTCCTGATTTCTTTTTAGTATATGAAAACAGGTATGGTAAGAAGGTAGCAGAAATAGTAGAAATAAAACCAAAAAAGCAAAGCTTGATTGAAAGCAGAGTAGCTAGTGCTAAAGATAGAGCAATTGTTGCTATTAACCACGCCAAATGGGCAGCAGCAACTGCGTACTGCAAAAAACAAGGACTTACTTTTAGAGTAATTACGGAAGACGATTTGTTCTATAATGGGCGCAAGTAACTAAATAATTATATGACAAAGAAACTTGAGCAATTATTTGAACTAGCATCCTCTGAAGAAAATGACCTTACTATCCCTTTGCCTGAAGTAACCGAAGAAGTTACAGAAAACGCACTTAACACACTAGATAAAATAGAAGCAGCATTACCTCAAGTTAAGGGACTGGAAGCTGCTGATAATGAGAT